GCATTGGAAGTTCGACCATGTGCAGCACCTAAAAAGGGGGGAGAGGGGATTGATGACCCTCTCCCCCCCATTGGGGGAAAAGATGCAGAATCAGCAGGTGATTGCAGCGAATGCTTCGGGCTGAGTCACGCAGCAATCAGTGCGAAGGTAGAAGTACATTGCGACTTGCATGGTGGCAGCGTTGGTGTAAGGATCCATCAAGCTGGTGACACCAGTGCGATCGAAGATCTCGAAGAAGTCAAAGTTGCCAACGGCTGCGAATGTATTGCCGTTGGTTGTTGCCGTCGGCATGTACTGGTTGATCGCGTAGGGAACGCCGTAGAGCGTGCCAGGCACACCGTCGCGGATGTCGCTGTAGTTCTCGCTTGCCTTCCACAGGTACTCGTTGCTCGATCCGCTGACTTTGATTTTGCGAGCAACCTTCAAAAAGGTGTCAGAAAAGACCCATCGGAACTTTGGCGAGTTGCGGTACTGCGGCCCGACAAGATGCACCGTGTCGATGATGTTGTCTCCGGTCACTGTGGTGATTGCAGCAGATGCGAGATCTGTCACCTGCGTGATCCATGCGTTCAAACCCTTGGGCTGCGAGGAACCGCTACCGGTGAGGTACTGATCTTCGAGCTTGAGGCCGAGCGACGTGCCGCACTTGCGTGCGATGTACGCCTCTGCAGTTCCAATGCCACCGATGCCCATCGAGTCTTGAAGGAACTCGATTGATGCAGTTGTCGCGCAGACGTATTTAAATGGCGTGATGTTGATCTGCGTGGAAAACGTTGGATCCGATGCCGTGATCGATCCGGCTTCGGCAACAAGGTTTGAGGTGGGCAGCGCGTTCTCAAGCGAAATCTTACGATCGGAATCGATCGAGTTGATCACTGCGAGTTGACGCATCACGCTGACTTGTTGGAGCTTCTCGACGATACGGCGTTCCATGTCCACTGGCACTGCAGCGTTGCTAGTGCTCGTCGCGAGCGCACGGAATTCCTGCATGTTTCCCGTCGAAACTGCGTTCCACCATCGTCGCGAGTAGTCGGCTGATTCGCGAGTGAGCAAGCCACTGCCTGCAGCCAGGCGACTCTCATGCTGTGGAGTCGCGAGCGCTGTTTGCTTCGCTGCGGCTTTGCCCTGGCGAACCTCGACTTCCATTGCCGCCTCGATGCGCTGCAAGTCTGCCTCCATGCGATCGGCTTTCTCGCGGAGCTCCCCTGCAGCCTTGCTATCGAAAGTGTGCGTCGGTTGATTGGTTGCAGTTTCCCAACGATCGAGAGTGCTGCGGAGTTCGTGAAGGGCTTCGCCCCGTTGCTGAATAAGAGTCTTCATGTGTTACATCCAAGTGCGGCGACGGAGTGCAATCTGTCGCAGTGCGATCTCTGCTTCGGCAACGTGCCTCAGCGCTGAGTGTGTATTGGGATAAGCGGCATCCTGCACGATGCTGATTTCCGTGAGCCGAGCAGACTGGATCGATCGTTTGTTTCCCGCCCATACGTCCTTTTCGACGAAGAACCCAAAGCTCATTTCGCCAGTGAGATCGCCGCGCTCTAAGAGCGCGCGCACGTCGCGACCGTCTGAGGTGTCCGGCAAGGATGCGTCGAACTTCAAGCCGCGCTCATCTTGCGTGAGCTTGAGCGTGCCGGACTTCGTGCGCGCGAGCGGCATGCGCGAGTCATGGTTGTAGAAGAGTTTTACGTCTGCGGTGTCAAGCGCACCAAATGCACCGCGCTCGATCTTCTCGGTGAACTTGCGACCCACCTCAAATATATCTCGGCTCTCAGAATCCCACAGCACGGCGTATCCGGTGAGGTTGTTGCCATTCTGAAAACTGCTTGACTGAATGGCTCGCGTGCATTCGCTCATGTGAAATCCCCGATCGCTTTTGCTGATGTGTCTGTACCGATGTTCGATGCCCCGCCGCCTGCGCCCATGTTGAGCGCAAGCGTCGGCGCATCAAGGCCAGCAAGTGGAGGTAAATCAAGGCGCGCGCGCGCCTCGTTGCGTGTGATGACTCCACTTTCTACGCCCGTTCTGAGCGCGGCCATCGTTTCCGCAAGGCTTGGTTTTGTCAGCTGATCAAGATCCCACGTCATCACGTCGCCTGGTGATCCAAGCTTCGCGACAATCTCGGCCTGCCAAGTAGCGCACCAGTGCGCGATGCAGCCATCCACATACATTCGCGAAAGCCATTCCATCGTGCCGTATGCACTGGATGCATGCTCCGAAAGATAAGACACCGGCACGCCGTAGAGGCGAGACACGTCGGCTATGGAGTACCGGCGCGCCTCGGCAAGCCCCGTATCGTCGAGCGTGGAACTGATGCGCTCGACCTTCATGCCCTCCGCTAGCACAACCGGCTTGCCGGTGTTGATCGTTCCTGCGTGGTTGTTTGCATAATCCTGCATGATCCGCTGTCGAGCTTCAGGGCTCAAAGGGCCAGGATGGATAAGCGCTACCTTAGGATTTGCGGCGTTTCGATAGGCCTCAAGCGCCATGTTCTCCTGCGCCGCCATGATTGACATCGAGACACTGCACAAACGGATCGGGCTTTCGCCCCACAGTCCGTTGTAGCCAGGGGTGCGGAGATGCAGCACACTGGACAATGGAAGCGTGCCATAGCTTGAAGTCTTGTAGACCGGATCGGCTCCGGTCAGATCGAGCGTCACGCTCTCGGGATCGAGGGGAAGGAGTTCAAGGAACTCCCCGCCGCGCGTGCGATTGATCAACGCGAAGGCGTTGCCATAGAGCAACGCTTGCATTGTCATCGAGCGCCGGAACTCAAAAGCACTCTGCCATCGGTTCGGATACTTCCACAGCGCCTCAGCGCTAGCGCTCGACACTTCAGAACTTACGCGCGCGATGTCGTTGCTGATGAGTGTGGTAGCTCTCCACACTGGCGTATAGCGGAGCGCTGATGTTCCCGACAGAATCGGTACAGCAGTGTTCCCCATGGTCATGATCGTCGAAGACCATGGCGCAAACCAATTTGAAAAGATGGAGCGAAGTGCGAGCACGTTGCACCCATCTTTGATGGGTACGCGCGTGCGTCAATACCTTAGACCTGCATCCGCACTACTTGCTATGTTTGGTTCTACTCTTCGTAGCAGCTCGCGGCCTTGCCGCCCCATGCATGCACCGCCATGATTGATGCTACGAGCGGATCGAGGATACAGGACGCGCGCGACTTGACCGGACGCACGTTGCCATTTCGATCGCGCTGCGTGATCGCTTCGCGAGCGCTCGCGCGCAAAACGTGATCGTTTGCACACGCAAGCTTTTGCCCCGCCCACAAGTTTTGGAACAGTTGCGACCCACGCGCGAAAGTCGCGATTCCCATCGAGTATTCGACGATCGGGAACCCGTCGCGCTGTAACACCTCTGCGAGGTACTTGGATCCCCATGCGTCATAAGCAATCGCGCGGATGTCATAGCGCTTGCCGAGTTCGTTCACCCGCTCGCGAATTGCTTCGTAGTCCACTTCGCGCCCTGGCGTGAGGTTGAGTTTGTGCTCCGCTGCCCACCGGCGAATGGGCAGTCGGTAGTCGAGCTCGCGCTGTGCGACATCCGCAGACGGCCACCAGTAGTGACCCTGCAGATGTACCGATCCATCCGGCGACGGCCACGCCACCATCAGCGCGGACATATCGAGACTCTTTGAGAGATCCAATCCGATCCACACTGCTCCCCCGTCGGGGATCTCGGATTCTGTCCCGCTCCACAATTGCATATCAAGCCATGCACCGGATCCCTCAGTCTGTCGAGCCAAGTGGTAGCGCACAAACTCATTGCGCCCCTGCGGCGTGCGCCGCATCGTCGCCCACGCGCGGCGCACCGATGTGTGGTCGGGTTGCCCGAGCGCCATGCCAGGATTCGCCTTTGCCCAGCACCCTTCATCCTCCGGCGTGTCGAGGCCGTCGATTCCGTAAAGCGCATAGAAGGCTGAATCATCCTCAGCCTCTCCCTTAAGAACAGCGTGCCCCATGCCGATGAGCTCCGCGAACAGGTTGTCCGGATTGTCCCCAGGTGTCGAGATGATCACGCCAAGCGTTTCGCGCCGCTTCGCTCCCGTTGTAAGAAGCTTCGTAAGGAACCGCCCACGGAACTCCGCAGCCTCATCCGCAATCCATAGCGACGGGTTGAGTCCGTCGAGGTTTTTTTCTAACGCCGGAAGCGCAGTGAACTCGCAATCGGCGGTTTTCCGTAGCACTCGATCGGGATAGGTTCGCACTTCCAAATCCCACTGGTTGTCATCCGGCATCACCATCACCATCTGTCGAGCACTGCTCACCGTGAGCAACGCCTGGCGCTCTGTGTTCGCGAGCGCGTGAACTCGCCGCCCGTCACTCAGCGTCAGATCGTAAAGCCCGAGCGCGGCCATCATGGTGGTCTTCCCGTTGCCCCTACCTACCTGCACCATTGCAAGTTTTGTGCGTCGTGCGCCGCCATCAGTCCACCGCCAGCCGTAGAGGTTCGCGGCGATCCACAATTGCCAAGGGTGCAGAACGAACTTTGCTTGCGCCCATTCGTGCAGCAGATCAAGGCCACCAACAAACACGCGCACCCTCTCGACTTCCTCCCAATCCATGTAGAGATCTTCGCGCTGCATGTCGCGCTCCCACCGTTGGCATGCAGCAAACACCCACGCCCCCGTAGTGATCTCACCACTGAGCACACCTGCCACATACTCGGCGCATGTGTGCATGGCTGTTTCTGAGCTCTGAGGGGGCTTTTTCATGAAAGTGGCGTTTTTGAGCCGTGGGAGGGGGTATGCGGTTTATCTATCTGTG